CTGGTGTGTGAGGTCCCCTGCGACCTACATAGGGGCCCCGTTATTTTTTGTGAGCGAGAATCCATGCTGATATTTTTTCTCGTGTCCATTTTGTCGCAGTGTCAAGATTCTCTATTCGCGATTGCGATTTATATATCTTGTCTTCAAGCTGTGTCTTCCAATAGTGACAGCCTTTGCACAGCACCCATAGGTTGTCATGATCTAAGCACTTGCTTCTGTCAATCCTCAAAGGAACGATGTGATCAGTGACTAGATAGCCAGGCTTGTCATAGGTCTTGCCACAACATGCGCAAGTGAAGTAGGCATGAGCTTTGGCATCGCGTGCGGTGTGTTCCCATATCTTAGACTTGTAGAAAGCAGCAGACTCTTTGTCGCGCTTGTACTTGTCATAGTATGATGTGTCACGTTTAACGTGCTTTGTGGCATCAGCATAGTTAGGCTTATACATGGATGCGTGCTTAGCGCAGTATGGGTTTACTTGATCATAAGGAATTACATTGTTACATCCAGCCTTGCGGCATACCTTCACACGCATGTGCTATTCCTCGTGTAATCTAATGGTGATCCCAAATAAGATAAACAACGCCAGCAAAGCAATCATCACTATTAGTGGCGCGAATACTAGCAGCCAACTCCATGCGATCAAACCGAATAGCTTGGCCAGCACGAATATTAGTGTGAGCAGTAATAGGAAATTGCACATGCTAAATTGCCTCCGTGTATTGTTTGATCTTGTCAACCCGCAAGTCGCACCATTCGTCATGTGTGCCGTCTGCTTTGTAGATTGTTACGACTGGCATTGAACGATAGCCTAGCTTGCGAAATCGCTCGTAGTCGTCCGCGTCTGCTGTGACTGTTTGTACTGGAATGACTTGCGATAGTTTTAATATTGTTCGCCGACACTTTTGGCAGTGTGGCTTTGTGTAGATAATTGCTTGCATGTGTTTCTCTTCTCTCGATAGCTCTTCAATGATCCGGAATTCAGCATCATACATATTTCCGTAGTCAGTGTTCCATACTCTAGTCATCGGAACCACCCAGCAGTTCAAAACGATAGCCATGGGCCGTATTTTGTTTCCCACGAATTACTGCTGACACCTGTCTAAAGTCAACACCCAGCTTTTTACCGGCTACATGCAAACTCGGAAGAATCAAAGACTTCCCTGTGTTAATATTGGTCGCAATAATCTGTTTTGGGTCATTGCTATAATTGGTCTTGTGCTTGTTCCCGGAAGACTTAGCTATTCTATATTTACGTGTTCCATAGTTAAGATTATATTCGCTTGTGCACCATTCAAGATTTGATACTGAATTGTTTGCTTTATTTTCGTCCTTGTGATTAACCTCTGGTAAATTATTAGGATTGTCCAAGAATGCTATAGCTACAAGACGGTGGATTAACCGATATTTGGTGTCTCCGTCTCGGCAAAGAGAAACCAAATGATATCCACGGTTGTTTTGCTTGTCAGCGAGCACTCTGCCTTTCCTGAATTGACCATTTTTATCTGTACGATCAAGGCTTCTTACTCTTCCCATATTGCTAACTTGGTAGATGCCTTCAAATCCTTCAATATCTTTCCAAACTTCAGTTGAGTTCATAAGTGCACCTCAATCTTTCATCGTCATAAACGAACGCATACAGCAGATGTTTGCCCGTGGTGAAGCCATTCTTAATCTCATAGGGATCATTTGGCTTTGCCGTCCCAAGCTGGCGCCACATAATGCCACGATCATCTTTAAACCGCTCGCTATGATAGTGGCCTGAGTGAAGTTCGTATGTTTTTGCCATATTGAATATTTTTTTGTACTCAAATGGAAAAAGCCCTGTCAGCTTGTCCTTGGCTACATCTCCGTGTGCGAGCATAATGCCAACATGCCCTAGCAAGTATGCACAGCGCCAGTCGGTTGCCGGATTACTGTCATTGAGATCAACCTGTACTTGTGGATAGCGATCTATCAGCGCATAAAGAAAAGCGTATTCGAGATCTCCTGAATGGTTGCCGAACACGCTCTTGATTGATACGCGATTGCTATATTCAATTGCCAGCGGAATAATCTGGTCAAACAGCTTCACTGCATCATGGAATGCCTGACGCATGTTTGCGTGATCTAGTTGTGTTCCTCTAACCGTTTGTGTTGCATGAATCTGATCACTATGGAACAGATCTCCCAATTGCTCGATCACAATCTCGTTGTAGCCGTCCATGATGATCTCTCTAAGTTGACTCACCATGTCTCTTAGATCGGCGAATGTTGTCCAGCCAAAATGCAGGTCAGGCAATGGGATGACTAAGTTACGATCGCCCGATTTCTTCATGCCGTAATTGACCGGAATGATTTTGTCGTTGAACGCTTCAGCCATTTCACTTATTGATAAGCCTTGTTTCGGCTTTACGCGAATATGAATGCTGTACTGCGGAACTGTGCCGTCTTCAGTACTATGCTGCTCATACACTTTGTAGTCGCCTAATACCATCTCGAACTTATCAGGATCGTATCCACACAACTCCATCAAAGTTCGTGGGTCTTTATTTGGCTCATGCTTGAGTCTCATTAAGGCCGTTACTGTTTGACTACCATCAGCATTAAGAGCCACTTTTCTGTCAGCTGGTTGGCTCTTTCTATCTGTTTTTGCTGAATCGTATTCATTCTTGACTGGTTTTTTGAACTCGATTCCAAGCCGTCTTGCTTTTCCCTGCAACGCGTCGTAGCTAATCCCGAGCTTGTCTGCCGTCTCTCGTCTGGTAAAGCCTTCAGAGGCGAGCTTCCTAACGCCACTGATCTGTTCATCTGTCCATTGCATCTACTCGCCTCCCGAAACTTATTCTTTGACGTATTTTAGCAATAGTTCTTCTCGATATTTGCCACTTGTTGAAAATACACGCTTTTTTTTAAAAGTAAAAACCACCTCAGTATGAGGCAGCTTCGTGTATTCGCTGATATATATTTGCCTTGCTGGGCAGTTCGCAAGCCACCGCTGGAATGAATCATTATCAAAACTACCGTAGCCTACGGATGTACCAAGGTAGGGTGGATCGCAGTAAACAATATCATCTTTTCTTATGTTAAGAAGTCGATAATCAAGTGTTGAATACTCAATCGAATTTAGTTGCTGTAGTTGCTGTAGTTGCTCGATTCGATTAAGCCGCAAAATATTGGCAAGCTGATCATTATCAACACCTGATCTGATATTCATTTTTTCCAGTCGCCATTTGTGAAACATGCTATATTTCCCCGCAATGCTGGTTTCATTTTTTGAATATGAATAAAGGCCATCTAGTTTTGTACCGGTATCTCCCCAAAAAAGTGCCCGCGTCAGTTGCAATTTCTCTTTTTCGATTTTCTTTCCCCACACATAATCGTGTAGGTTGTCGCTAAAGCTCCAAACTGTCAGCACAAGAGTGCGTTCAATCGAATCGGGCATGTTATCTCGCCAGTTGTAAAACGTTTTGCGATCCATATATACATACTTCATTAGATCAAAATGAGGTTTATCTTCGATCAATGCTTTTAACAGATTAACAACCGTTTTTCTCTGGTCATTGTAAACTACTGCGTTCCATTTTCCAGATGATGCTGCTGTCAGGCTGATTGATCCGCCACCTCCGAATACGTCAATGAGACGGCTGCCAGCAGGCAAGATGTCGATGATCTTTTCTGCCTTTTGACCCTTGTTGCCAACATATGGCAGTCCGCGTTTCCATTTTTCTGACTGTTTCAAGTTGATTTCCTCCTGAAAATATGTATAAAAATAGCACCTCACCGTTTGGCGGAGTGCTATAGTCTGGTTCCTACTCCTGAACTGATTGATTCGACATCTACCTGAGATAGGGTTTACCAGACTTGATCCTATGTGAGAGATGGGAATCGAACCCACGCATTACCCGCCTGATGACGGGACGCTTTTCCACTTAGCTACTCTCACTACTTGTTGACACGAATCCTAGATACCGCGCTAGGCCGCTAACGACAGATCTGTCATCCGGTGTAAGCGTGTCTTCTTACACTGGCCATTTTTGTTTGCTCGCTCGCCCATTGTCAGCTAGGGTCATCGCAAGCTGTGTCCGGTCGCTAAACTGGACAATGTGGCATGCAGGAATCGAACCCGCCTGACTATCTCAGCCAGTCCTCATTGCCACGCCTTGCCACAGCTTTATCATCACTGAGGCTCGGAGGAAAAATGCGGTGTCTCAGGTTTCTCACCTTTGGCACAATACAATAATATGACGGAAAAACAGTTGAAATGTCTCACAAAGGTCTCATCTCGATTTCAACCAATGGACAAATCTCGGCGAATGCAATTAGCGCTTCTCGTTTTGTTCGATAATACTGGGCTTTTGATAAAAACAGCTTGTCCATTATTTGCTTGTCACTATATCGTTTGGTTAAGTAAGAGCTTGTTAGTATAATCCGATGATTCTCTGATTCCAGAGATTCAATAGCACCTTCACAGCACGCTATATAGTATAGCTCGTCAGCGTGCGATACGAGCTTTTCCTCGGCTTTGTTGCCATAGCTGGGTGACTTGGGCATGCCGTCCATCACGGGGCTTCTGAGCGCTATTTTGGTGCGTTGAGCGAGCCGCTTGTGATGCCAGTAGTTCTCCAAGACCTCTTTGGCGTTTTCAATTGTTTTGTCATGATCAATTGGGCTAAAATATCTCGTTACTCGCACCATTGCGTCCACTCCTTATGGTATAATTGATTTTGTAAAAGTTTGGGGAAACGGCGTGCCGTAATGGTACGCTTTTTTGATACTCTAAATGTGCTTTCAACGCGTGCGTTTGCTATACTACCTGTGGAGGCCAACTCCTAATCTTTGATTTCATTTACTCTCAATCGTACGTCTGGCCTCCGGCGCGTCCTTCATCAGACGCGCTTTTTTATTTGCTTTCAGAAGACCGAATGAGCTCCCACGGATCAATCCCAGCTCCATATGCGATTTTGTCCAAAGTGTTGAGTGAAACACTGCCCATCCCAGAGATTGCATATTGAAGCGTGGTGATGGGTATTCCGATCTCTTTTGCGTATTTGGATTGTGTCATGTTCAGATCGTATATATTCTTCCTAATGTTTTCGGCTAATGCTCGTTTGCTATCCAAACTGTTCACTTCCTTTTCCAGTTAGCCCACATCCACATTGCGGCACCTGAGATTAGCAGCATTACGGCAATCATTGCTTTCCCTCCAATAGCTGTTTGTCTTCAAAGATGTTGCCAATGTGACGTACTCCTAATCAAATTTGATTGCTGGCATGTTCAGGTGCTCAATCAAGCCAAGGCGTTCCAACCGCTCATAGTTGAGACGCTCGCAGTATAAATCTGCTTCGTACTGAGACTCGAATTCCTTGATTTTGGTTTCGCCATTGCGGCCCACAATCTTGAATTTCATTTTTTTATCCGTCCTTTCCAGTTGGTTCATTTCTTCAAAATGTTTACTCATTTTTCGTCCTCTTTTCGGTATACATAGTTATTAATATGAGCGGCCAATTGTCCCAGTGGGATATCGCATTTATTTACTGGCACTAGCTTGTAGTCCACACCTTCATACATGACGCCTACGACCTTACCAGTCTCTTTGCTGATGTAGATGTCATCGAACGTGTCGTCTCCTGTTTTCATTGCTCGGTCTCCTTTCCCACTGCTAATTTCTGAATGGCTTCGTTGTATCTTGCGGGTATCTCTGTTGATTCAATGTGATTTTGTTCAGGTTCTAGCCATTGTCGAATATCAAATTCTTGTTCAACGTCTTTGCTGTGTGGCATCACATTAACTGTGCTGAAATGCAAATAGTCGTCTTCATCGTTTTGAATGAAATATACTTGTCTAGCAGCACGTGTCAGGCTGTCTCCGTGAACAATTGTTGCGTTCATGCCGCGAATGGCACAATTGAATATCAGAAACGGCAACGTACTGTCGCCAAGCTCTTCCAGGTGATAAAAATACATGCTTGGCAGATAGTCCCACGGCTTGTGCTTCAAACGGTCTTGTTGCCATCGTTGAATCATCATTGAGCCAGTCCCAGCAGCAACCTCGTAATACTCGCTACTGTCATTCGATCCAACGAGCATGTTCACGAGCTTACTAATGCTTTCAGGGGTGAAATCTTGTTTCTTGTCTTTGCGATCAGCTTGAACACTCATGAAATATTCTGAAAACCAGTCATGTGATACGTCTGTACTAACATCCAAAAATTGCTTAAAAAGCTCGTTACGCTTTTGCTGATCCATGACAATGCCCATCAATGCTGCTGGTGCCTGCTGTGCCTCGCGAACACCTAACAGTTTGTGAACAATGCCAGCCGTAAACACGATTTTTTTATTCATTTTTAATGTCCTCAATTTGAACGATTGCTTTGAATATCGGCAGTATTTGCTGTGGCACTACCGCATTACCTAATGCTTTAAGTCTGTCCAACCCTTCGGAAATCCCATCATCGTTTCTTGGAATTCTGCGGCTTGTACTGGCGAGTACTCGAGCACCTGAAGCAAGTATGTGTCGCGCATTGTTCCAGCGTGACGTTTGCCCTTCTTCGGCATTAGTCCACGGTGCAAGCTCCCAATCACGTCCGCTTTGTTTACCTTTTTCCACGCAAACCCGTCGCTTGCTGTCGGCGTGGGCAACAATGAATGTTCTAAGCCTCTGATGTGGGGCGCCAACGGCCAAAGCTGGAAGTACAAATGCCCGTGCTTGGTATCCCGCGCCTTCCAGGTCAGATAGCGTTCTGTCGAGTTCCATATTTGCGAAGTTAGCAACATTCTCTCCAACAACCCAAGTTGGCCAGATTTGCTTGATAATTCTAAACATCTCCGGCCAGAGGTCGCGGTCATCTTCCGTGCCTTTTCGCTTCCCGGCAATACTGAAAGGCTGGCAAGGGAATCCTCCGGAAACAATGTCAATTGAGTCAGGGCTGATCCCTGCATTTGTGAGTTCTTCTCGATCAAGTTTTGTCACGTCCTTAAAAAGTGGCACATCTGGCCAGTGCTTCTGTAAAATCGCGCGCGGGTAGTCTGCATACTCACACAAACCGGCCACTTCAATGCCAGCCATTTGTTCAGCCAATGCGATGCCACCGATTCCTGCAAACAGTTCTAGCGATCTCATTAATTGGCTCCCTTCAATCGATTTCTTCGACTTCAATCTCAACACGTGGTTGATCGCTGTACCATTTGCCAACATGGATTTCGACTATTTGGTTGTCGTCTTCCCACAAAATCCCGGTCAGCGCATCAGACACCGCTTTGTAATAGTTGTCTGTATCCGGCTTAACAGTTGGTCTAATGATGCCGTCCTGCTTTTTCCGCCTAGTAAGCTTGCTACCGGATTTTTGAATACCTCTGTATACTTTTACGTTTATCCTGATAGAACCCGTCAGAGGCTCAATATGGAGCTCCTGACGTGCAATCTGCTTGATGTATTCTTTGTAGCCACGTGATTTGGGAGGATCATACGTGCTTACATACTTTCCTCGCCGAGAAAACCTAGGCCGCCCTTGAGCAACCGGTTCACCGGGTATTGTTAGCCTTATCACGCTGGTTTCACGTCCTTCAGATAATATTGACGTTGCTTGCCATTAACCATCTCAACCGTTGTGATTAGTTCTTTAGGTGCCTTGACGTCAAAAGAAACAGGCTTGTTAATGTCTTGATTTGCTTTTCTGACGTTGTATCGTTCAATCCTGATGATTCGTGCCACACCCCCAAGATCACGCACACCCATGAATACACGATCAGGAACCACAACCAGATCACCGACCATCATTTTTGTTTTAATTGCTTGCATTTAAAGATTCCTCCTGTAATTTCTTGTATTCTTGCTCGCTAATTGGCTGTTTTAGTTTTTCCGGCGATATTCCCATAGCTTTAGCTATCTTTGCAAGTGTGATCCTCATTACCTCTTTGCCGCTAAGAAAACTAGAAATAGTGATGCGACTCACGCCAGCAATCAAAGCAAAACGGTATATTGGCAAGCTGCGATGATCGTCAAGAAAGTTGCGAAGTCGTTCACGTGCCCAATCTTGGCCTGCATTGTTAGTTTCGTCCTCATGCTCAATCATGCTTTTGCCTCCTCAAAATTTTTGTTCTGGTAAACTCACGTTTAGCTTTTGCAAGTATCCTCGCCAAATGTCGTATGTGTTTTGACAATAAGCTCGCGTTACTGGATCGGTTTCTTTTGTCGGTAAATATGCACTAGTTTCTCCATAATATTCTGACTCAGCCGTCTCTAACGCATCGACCAATGTCGCGTACGCCCATTTGTACCAAAACTTCTTCATAGCAGTATCGGCTTGTTGCGCCTTTTTTAGATATTCCGTGGCTTCATCAAGCTGCAGAATAACGAACAGCGAGTATTGATAATGCCCCTCCTGCATATACGCATTGAACTCTTTAAGTGTCATAGTTGGATAAGCCATTTCAATACGCCACCTTAAACTGCAGCTTTGGTGCGAAGAAATTAAAATCAATGCTACCAAGTGCTCCTTCACGATTTTTTGCAATTGTTAAAGTCACAGTACGGATATCTGATTTTTCGTTCTGCCGATCACTGTTCCAAAGGAATCCAACCGCATTGCTATCTTGTTCAATCGATCCCGACTCTCGTAAGTCTGACAGTACCGGTTGCTTGTCCTGACGATTCTCAACACCTCGTGATAATTGACTAAGCAAGACAATCGGGATACCAAGCTCGTTGGTCAGCACTTTAAACTGCCGCGTGATCTCTTCTATTTGCAGGCGGCGATCAGGCTGTCCACGAACACCGATCAATCCAAGGTAATCCACGATGGCAAGATAGCCTTTTTCCGCTTCTGCGGCTCGCTGCCGCATTGTTTTGACGATCTGCGGTAATTCCACCTGCTTGTCGTAAAGCTGCAAGTGATAGTCTTTAAGGACGTTTCCCGCCTTTTCAACCTCAACCTTCTCAGCATCGCTTAGACTTTTCTGTGGGTTGATGAATTTACCAGCACTGATGCCAGTCTTGCAGGCCAACAAGCGGTTGTAGTTTTCTGCATTTGACATTTCAAGCGAAAACATATCAACTGTCAATTCCGGTTGCTGTTTCAAAGCCTCAATGATGAGATTGACCGCGAATGCTGATTTACCGACACCAGGGCGCGCACCAATCGTCAACAAACGTCCCGGCATCAAACCACCGCCCAGAATGTTGTTAAGAGTGAAGTACGTTTTAATCCCATTGTCAGTAGCACCGTGGATCATTTTGTCCTCCATGTCCGCTGCCAAATCTGCAATGCTACTTTCAGTTACCGTCTGACTGGCAGCAGTCGCATTCTGTGAAGCCTCCATCATTGCTGTCAGGTTGTCCTCACTTGGCTCTTCCGAGTACGCTTGTGCTGCTTTAATGAGCTGACTACGGAAATAGTCCCGCTTTAGCTTGCCTACCCACCAGTCAAAGCGTGAGGTGCCAAAATCACTGGTCATAATGTATTGCCAATCTGCTGCTGACATCACGCCTGGATGAGCTGTTGCAAAACCATCCTGCAATTCCAGCGTATCTACGTCACCTGGCAACTTGTTCATGTAGGCAACTACTGCAGCGTATTGCTGGCTGTTAAACCATTTAGGATCAATCCATTCAGACTTGATGAGTTCCGGCTTCGTATATAGTCCATACATGACATGCGGTTCAGGATTGCTAGGGTCATAAAGCTTTTTCGTCAAGCTTGTTTCCTCCCTTCATCGTATTCAGCAATGTAACGTTTAGCATCTTCTGGATCGATCGGAATACCCTGCGCTTGGATTTCTTCAAGCACTCGGTCAGGACTGTTGTAGTCGATATACATTGCAATAGCAGTTTTCTTGGGATCGAACTTAGGCTTTCTAGCTTCCTGCTCATCTCGTTCTTCCTTTACGACCTCAAGGTAATCGTTCCATGACTCTTGGTTGAAGAAAGTACTACCGTCTTTGACAAACCGCTTCTCTGTGCCTTTGCTATTGATTAGCTGGCGATAAGCCACAATGCCATCCTGAATCTGTTTGTTGGTAGCAGGGTTCTTCTTTCTACTCATTGCTCGTTTGTAAGCAGCTAGCGCCGGCTTCTTGCCGATCTTCTTTGGATACAGTTTCCAAAGCTTTTCAAAATCACTCTCTAACGTGCTGGCTGCACGTGTATTTATATTCTCTTCATTCTTTAAATTCTTGTATGTGGACACTTGATGGACACTTGATGGACAGTCGATGGACACTTGATGGTCACTCTCTTGGTATAGACCGTAGTTAATCACAGTTATGACGCTGTATTGCGTGTTTGATTTGATGGACAACATTTGCTCTTTCTCAAACTGTTTTACCCATCTCCATAACGTACGTGCGACAACGCGATGGTCACGGCTTACCCCATCATTGAACTCAAACGCCAATGCGTCGCGCCCGGTGACTAGTTGTCCGTTGGACACGTCCACCTGCTTACCGTTAAACAAAAATCGATGGTCATCGTGAGATGCTTTCATCAAAATTAATAGCCAAAGCTTGAGCTGGTCAGAATTAGTCCAGACAAATGAGTTGCATACTTTTCTATGAAGTTTTATCCACCCCTGTTGCGGCATCTACGTCATCTCCATTAGGGCTTATACATGATGTTTAGCGTCGGATTATTGCTAGTTATTCTGATGCGTCTTTCTTCGATTTCCTTTGTTCCATCTTTGTATTTAACAGTTCGATCAATATAGCCATTTTTTTCAAGATAGGTGAGCCAGCGTTGAATCGTGGCTTGGCTAGACTGGCATGTATTCATAAAATATTTATCACCAGCCAAACAGAAGCCATCTTGATTAATCAAATCTGAAATATCACTATAAAGAAACTTTGCTCCAACTGGGATAGTCTTGTCATATCTGATATTAGCAGGTATAATTGTAAAGAAGTTACGATATTCGCTCATTTTAATCACCTTTCATTTTTGAGCCGTCAATATCGGCTCTTTTTTTGTGCTTGTAACCGACCAATCAATGTTCATTAGGAAATGCGTTGATGATTGAAATCAATGTGCGATCAAATGCTTTTTCCCTGTTTTCTGAATACTTACGAAGTTTCCACAAGTTCGCGTATGACATCGCAGTTCTTCGGGAAACATCAGCCAATGAATGAGAAGACAGAACTTTTGAAACTGCCTTTTCGAGATCATCTCGTGACATGCTGTTTGCAATAATGTTTGCCATTTCCTTACCTCCTTTAATGATTACAGTATATATCCTGAGAAAACTAATTGCAATAGAAAAGTGCCATTTCTGGCACATTTTTTTGATTTATTTTTCGATTTCACGGGATCCGTCTGCTATATGATTACCTTAAATCAGAATGGAATCGTAAATAGCTCATAGCCGTCTACCTCAGTGTCACCACGTTCAAGCGCGTCACCGATATATTCGGGGCATCTGCCAAGGAAACGACACGCTTCCGATCGGCTGTAAAAATATCGAATCTGACCAGTCGGCGGATCTCGCAATACGACAGGAACTGCTGCCTTGTTAAGCTTATGCTCATATGCATGCATCAAGTTCCCACGTGGAGTGATCCATTCCAGATTATCGGCATTATTATTTGACGGGTTTCCGTCGATGTGGTTGACATCTGGCAAATTATCAGGGTTGGGATGAAAAGCCAAGCAGACAAGCCGATGAACTAAAAACTGCTTACAAGCACGAGATTTCCATAATGTTACGCGCTTATATCCACCTTTATCCGTTTTCTGTTTAAGCGTTCTGCCTTGCCATTTGCGTTCGTAAGTGGTGCCATTTCGCACTGTCACAGTTGTTTTACCAGGGACGGTTCGAATCTGTCCACGATCAGAAACTTGATAAAGATGCTCATATGAAGGAATGTCTTTCCAATTTTCCATTTTTAATTACCTCTTTTAAGTCAGAATGGAAGATCATCGCTAATATCGATTGGCTGACCGTTGTTGGCAAATGGATCGGCTGCATTGGTTTGGTTTGCTTGTGCTTGTGTACCGAAAGACGGATTAGAATTTGAAACAGATGCAGCTTTGCTATCTTTCCAGCGGTGCTGAATCTGCGGGAAATCCGTTGGCTCCCACTTCTTGATATGCGGATAGGTTTTACCGTTGTATTCTTCGTTTTTGACGGTAACTTTAACAGCATGACCAGTGAAATCTGCAAGCATCGCCGCAAGATCAGCCCACTTCTTATGGTCTGGAATGCCAGCATTTTTGCCAATCATGAATAGGTATCCCATTGCATACTCTCCGGTGTCTTTCTTTGGATATTGGTTGTCGAAGATATGCTTGTTCTGATATTTCTGTGGAACGTCATTGCGTACAATTAGATCAAACTTGATAAACTCACGATCTTTGTAGTTGTCAAATCCAAAGCGGTTAATAACGCATTCATATACACCATCTTGAATGTCGCCATTTCCTTCTGCTGCTTGTGAGTAGTCCATTGTGATAGCCATGTTTTAGTCCTCCTGTTTGACTGATTTTTCCTGATTTCCAAATTTGAATAGCTCGTTAATTGGCACCAACTTTCGATTGTCTAATCTGTTTTTAGCAAAGATTGCATCGGTTCCCTCAAGAATGACGCCACGGCCATCAGTCTTGGGATTAACTACTACGCGCCCTACAACGTCTGTTAGGCCTAATAACCCGTCACGTACGCTGTCACGAATTGCTGGTGCATACTGGCTGAATGATTGGCCAGTTTCGCTTGTAATGTCTCGTGTGTTCTCCCAAGCGGTTACTAGCACGTTTACTGGTGCGTCCATGAAGATCATGGTCATGATACGGGCAAAGTAATTCGCCCATTGCCCATAATCCTGAATCTCGTTTCCAATGCCGTTCTTGCTAGCACGGCCACGTTCGACAAACCAGTCTTTTTCGAACGCTGAAACGTTGTCGATCACCAGATTGTCATATCCGGAAACACGTTCAGCCAGATTTTTCAGAAATTCTTTCCATTCTTCGCTTGGCTTACTTCGGTCAAATGGTTGCACATCGATGTTCGGTGCACCAGATAGCACTTTTGAACTGTCATCCAGATCTAGCACGAGTGTTTTGCCATTAAGATTGCGGATAGCTGACGTCTTACCGACACCAGGCTTTCCATAAATCAAAACTCGCCAGTTCTTTGTTCGATCAATTGCAGATGCATGTTTAATTGGCTGCATGATTTCCTCCTACTTAATCAATAAATGCTCACCGCGTGGCTTAAGCTCCGCACCAAGCACTTTTTCTCCGGCTTCTAATCGTTCTCGAATCTTGTCTGTATCTGGTTCGCGTTTTACCTTGAATACATCAGCCTGCAAATTGTCTTGATCGATGTAAATTGGCTGTTTTCCGCCATTCTTAGCAACCCTGATAGTGAATAGCGGTGTCTTGATTTTGCGTTGATTAGTTTCGTTCATTGCTTCAACCAACCGCTGTGAAATAGTAGCGAGGTTAGATTGATAAGCTTTAATCCGTGCTTCGAAACGGTCACGTTCTTTTTTGTTAGCTTCAATATCGGCCTTGATTTGGCGAATAACCTGTGCATATCCTTCGGCTTTGTCATTAATTGCATCCACGATTGAATCCATGGTGTCAGCTAATACTTCGGGATCAGTTGTCCCATCTTCAGCTAGTTCTAATAAACTCGCATATTTTCCTTGTAAGTCGTATAATGTTGACATAATAAGTTTCCTTTCTATCAGTCGTTGGCATGCGGGCCAGCGGCTTTTTTCATGACTTGTTTGATAATGAATACGATTGCGTGTGCGCCATCTTCCTGACCCATCGCATACGTTTGGTGGAAATCAGTATTGTCGGGGCCATAATCAGCAGCAACCTTGTGATATGCCGCGATCTGGCGGTTCGCTTCGGTTAGAATTCGTTTGTATTCCTCATTGGTCATCACATCATCCCCTTAGTTTTGCTAGTCGTGCACGTAGCTTCTCGTTCTCGGCAAGCAGCATCTTTGCAATTGGTGTGTGGTTGCCGCGCATAATGTCTAACATCAATTTATTGTGTTCGTTCAGCAAATCACCAATGGTACGTTCTGCTTCATTCTTCTGCATCTCAGTGATGCGGTTGTTGACACTTGCTACAATTTCATTAGCCATTTCTGTTCCTCCTAGTAGTCATATTCAGTCGCGCCAAGGCTCATTAAGAAGTCAATGACGTCATATTCGTTGACGAGTTCGTCGTGGTATTCAAGGTAGGTCTCGCCATCAACCAGCGGATGGCCTTGCCAATCCAGAGGTGGCTCTGCCTCTTGTCGTGCCTGGCGATTTTGATACTCGTTCAATGCCGCCGTGTTCCAATCTGGTTCAAGCATGTCGGGCACCTCCTTTTCGTGATGAATTGGATGTACTGAATCTTGAACTGAAGTGCCTTCTTGCCGGTGAAGCCCATAGCCAGCAATGTGAAGCCGTCACGATTCATGTAGTACATCGGATATTGCTTACCTCGGTTGTCATACGTTGACTTGGCAAAAAATTTGGCGGCTGATTTTTCAGCTGCGAGATTTTCGATAGACTGAATTACGTTTTTGTGGTCTTTCCCGAATACTTCGGCCACACGCAAGCTGGTTGTCACGGCTTGTTTGTTGTGCATGATCACTAATTCGTTCATACCGTCATCCCCTTTCGTTCTCTATTGGGAACGTTATCCGTAAAAAAAAGATCCAGTTGATTGGCGCCGTATCCCAAAATGCTTGCTATTTTTACTAATTCGGTAGCGCTAATTGTTGTAATACCGTTCTCACGTTTAGCGTACGAAGAGCGGGTATGCCATCCCATAGCTTTCGCCATTTCGTCTTGGTTCATTCCTTTTGCGATACGTTCAGCGCGAAGACGTTTTAAATTTAGCGTCATTGTACTGCCTCCTTTCGTTTCCTTTTGGGAACATCTAAAGAATATCATCAGTGTTCCCATGTGTCAACAATTATTTCAAAAAAATGTTCAGATATTGCTTTTTTGTGCCCATATTGTGCGCAATCGGGAACGGTGTTAAAATAATTTTTGAGGTGAGATACATGAAAACAAATGATGAAATAATCAAGACTTTGAATGATCTTCGCAACCGCGAAGGGATTTCAATCAGTGAACTAGCACGCCGTGTTGACATGGCAAAATCGTCTGTGTCTCGCTACTTCAATGGAACGCGTGAGTTTCCATTAAACTATGTGGATAAATTTGCAAGTGCTCTACATACAACTCCGGAAAGCCTAATAGGAGTTTCTCCTGTAGATTCTTTTAAAGTCAAAAAACTAAATGTTCATTCTTATCCATACATTCCCACCGAGATATCTGCTGGAATCTTGTGCAACGTCGATCCGCTAACTTCAGATGACGTTGAAACAATTCAACTACCGGATAGCGTTATGGGAAGATATGGAAAGCAACTAGAGACAATAAAACGGAGAGTAAGGGCGAAAACAAACGTATATACAATAGTATAAAGCCACATTTTGTGCATATTTTGTGCACAAAAATAAGCCTCCCGCCATTACTGGTAGGAGGCATTTTTGTTACCTGATGTACAGGCTTTCGCCCGGGTAGATCAGGCTGTAGATTGACTTGCCATTGTTAGCTGCCAGTGTGTACATGCTGATACCGTACTTGCTGGCAATGCTCCAGAAGCTATCACCATATCTAACTGTGTAGTACGTGTGGCTTGATACGGCCACTGAATAGCCACCAGAGACACGCAATACATCGCCTGGGTGAATCACACTGTAGATTGACTTACCGTTGTTAGAAGCCAAAGTATACATGCTCATGCCATACTTGTAGGCGATCGACCACCAACTGTCACCATACTGAACCGTGTAGGTCGATCCAGATCTTACTGATGGCACACCGGTCGTTGTCAGCGACTCAACATTGCTTCGGTTTATCCAGCTCATGATGCCACCAAGCAGTACATTTGATCCAGATACTTGCTGCACGGTGTACGTCTTACCCTGAACCCAGCTAGGCATTGCGACACCATTAGCCCAACGGGTTGTGCCGAAGTTGACCTTAACAATATCACCAACTTTGATCTGGCTAAGCGTGGTATTGTTAGCTTTCTGGCCTGCTTTTGTCGCTGGTGTGCTCGTAGCAGGCTTAACATAAGTTTTACCACTACCTGTTGTCGTGCTACCGTTGTAGCCTGAATCAGTGATGCCAGTTAGATCAACGTTGCCATCAAGGCCACCAGCGCGATAGGTGGAAGTGAACTGGAAGATGCCTACATTATCAAAGCTAGGGAAGTAGCCATAATTCGGAACAGTAGTGACATTGTAGTCAGGATATTCCGCAAGCCATAACTGATAGCGACTGGCAATCTGTGACAAGTCAATGTGACTCATCAAGAAACTCTTATAACCGTACAGCATTGGCGTGTAACCAGCATCGCGGATATAGTCGAGTGCCCACAGCAAAGTTGCCGTGTTGGTTGATCCAGCTTCATAGTCAAGCGCAACAATCGACCCTTTTGGTGTCTGAACCTCTGGCAAGAAGTGATCTAGCACTTGCTTGGCCAAATTTGTGTTGTCGATATTCTGCCACCAAATATAGGTGTGAGCCCGCTTGCCAGCGGCAATCAAGGATGCAACCTGTGTCTTATACGTGGTTTGCTCATATGTGCCGTAGCCGCTATAGCCACCGATTTGAGAGATGCCGAACTTGTCAGTGGAATAACCAAAGACACCGTTATCTCCTTGGTACCGGCTCCAGTCGACACCTTGGTCTCCCTTGGCCGCATTGACCTGCGATGGCAGGGCAAAAGAAATAGCCGCCAAGAAGGCGACTACCAAAGTGATGAGTTTAGTTTTAAATTTCATGGTGCCCTCCTTATTGCTGTGGAGCAACAGATGATGGTGCCAGTTGAGCCTTAACTGCATCTGCGGCCGCTTGAGCTGCGGAAGCTACCTTATCTTGATTAGATGCTTCCTGATCGACTGTTTTTTGTGGATAGGTTTCTGCTAGACTGTCTTTCAAATCCGCAAAAGCTTTCTCAACCGCGTTGGCAATTGTCTGCTCGTCTGTGTTGGTGAAACCAAGCGACTTCAAACCATCTTTCACAGCTTGAATGGCAGTAGATTTCTTAACCGCACCGTCAATCGCCTGTGTCACACCAAGCTGTTCTGCTGCTGTTACCGCAGCGTTTGCTAATGGGCCTAATACCTTTACCAAAGTCAGCGCTTGCTTGTTAGCCAGCAACTGTTTTGAGATCCAAGCCCCAATGATTGGGACTGCTGCTACTGCGAGTGATACCAAAAGTTCTGTCCAATTATTCATGATTGTTTTCCTTTCTGAGGCGCTCATTCTCACGTCTCAAGCGGTCGTTATCTTCACGTAGTCTGTCGTTCATATCCTCAAGCTCATCATGCCTGTTTTTCCGTTTACCCTCGCGGTAGGTCAAGTAGGCAATAACGGCCGATGCTATACCGGCAAGATACGGGGCAAAATCAACTATTGCTTTGGTCATCGCTGCTGTCACGGCTATCACTCCTTCGTGCCAGAATCAGCACGAAGGCTGTTATGATTGCATTGCTGATCCAGCTTGTGTATATTCCAGTTGAGATTGAGGTCAGAAATTGCAGTATTGTCAAGAACGACATTAAAAAGCTGGTAGTCGTAAGCAACAGACGATTGGTCACCGCTAACTGTGTTTCCCATAGCACCCAACCCCCAATCCCGAGTCCATCAATGACAAACAAAAACCCCACAATGTCATCGTTTAACCAGTCAGAATAATGTGGGGGCCAGATGAAATAATGGTCATTGATGATCAGAAACAAGCCAATGGCAACCATGCCAATGGCGAGTGCTGCGTGTGTTGGGTGATCTCTGATTTTTTTAAGCATTGTCATCACTTCCTTCCACAAAAATAGCCGCTAGCTTTTGCTGGCGACTTGCTTAACAAGCTCATCTACTTCTGCTTGGCTAATCCAGCCGACACTCACGAACAAGGCTAAATCATCCTTGCTGTAGATTCCTTGCTGATAGTAGCTGATAATTAATGGTTTATATGCGTTCACGATTTTGCCTCCTTGGTCAATGTTGCCACCTGCTTTATCAAAGCTGCGTTTGACATAGTTATACTAGCAACCATCTTCATAGTTTCAGCATTTGCTAAGTCAGCTTCAGATGGCTCAGGTTTAGGTCTGTCAGCGTCTGGATCATAGCCAGCATCAGGAACGACTTGGCCGTCAATAATGCTGGAGTGGTTCTCATACAAGCCAACAGCATCGTCAACCTCAATAACCTCGAATCCTTCATCGGTTGGCCCTACTGGTCTGCTTTCATCAGCGTTTGCCCAATGAAGCAGACGGTTATTGCTATCCGTCCACACTTTGATTTTCATAATTGCCTCCTAGCCAAAATACGAATCACCTGTTGGATAATCGTCTTGTGTTAGATAAGAAACGGATCCACCATAACTTCCAGATGCTTTAGAAATGTTGCTATACCAGCCGACCGTTCCCCCCTTTGGCGTGCTTGAATACATAGCGGTAGACTGTCCGGGATCTGAAAAGCTCGAGCAGGTTGCAACAATCTTGTTTGTCAAATAAGGCTTGTAACCGGGTCTAATATCTGCGAGCCTCAAGAAATTGTACCGATTAGCTATTGTGTGAATTTGAAAGTTGGCGGTCACCAAATTGCCACGTCTTGTGTAGTAAATATATGCCCAATCAATATCAATATTTCTTAGCGCGGTTGTATTGACGTAGAAAAATGTCACGTTGTCTGCCGAAGTGAATTCAGACTGAATATATTTTTTTGTAGCGGCACTGGGGTCGCTGATCAATGTTTGTAGCTGAAGTGCACCACGTTGGAGTGCAACTGACGACACGTTCCCCTTTCGATCGGGTGTCGTGATGTAGTTGAACATTCCATTTGGGCTCAAAAGTGATTTGTAGTATTGACCATTGGGATTGCCATTATTGTCTTCAATGTTGCCCAATATACTTAGGTTTGCATCTTTTAGTTCAAGATTGCCAGAACTCTTGGCACCGTCAATCTGAACGTGGTTGAAGGGCGAATTAATGTCAGGCGAATTGATGTTTGATGTGTCAATCTCAATTGATTGCAACTTTTTGATGCTAAGAACCGCCTGCTGAATACTTTGATCAACCCAAGCTGTCCCATTGTAATACTGCAATGCTGTGGCATCATTAAGCGTTTTTCCATGCCACCATAGGTCGCCTTTCTTGGGACTAGCAGGCGTGCCCAATTGAATGTATGTGTATGGCACATCCTTGCTTCCGGGAACACCTTGCGGACCTTGTGGCCCCCGTGGCCCTTGCGGACCAGTATCACCCTTTGGCCCTTGTGGTCCCTGTACCAATTGCCAAGAGTAAAGTGCTGGATTGTTGCTGTCAGCTTGCGTAAAGTCTGTATAACTACCGATATACTTGCGAGAACCCGGAGTATCGAGCGAAAAGTTCGTTCTACCGTCACTACTGTCGGCATAGGCAATATGGAAGTAAGATGTTTTGCCATCTGCACCCGGTTTCCCCGGCACCCCATCTTTACCATCCGCACCGTCAGCACCTTTGATCAGCGACCAGCTATAGTCGCTTGGATTCGTGCTGTCACCAGATGTGAAGTCGCTGTAAAAGCCAATGTACTTACGGTTAGGATCAGTGGTTGAGAAGCCATTCTTTCCATCTTGACTATTTGCATAAGCAAAGTGGGCATAGGAAGTACGACCATCTGCACCCGGTTTCCCCGGCACCCCATCTTTACCATCCGCACCGTCAGCACCTTTGATCAGCGACCAGCTATAGTCGCTTGGATTCGTGCTGTCACCAGATGTGAAGTCGCTGTAAAAGCCAATGTACTTACGGTTAGGATCAGTGGTTGAGAAGCCATTCTTTCCATCTTGACTATTTGCATAAGCAAAGTGGGCATAGGAAGTACGACCATCTGCACCCGGTTTCCCTGGCAATCCTTGATCACCTTTGGGCCCCACATCACCGTCTGCGCCTTTAAAAAGCGCCCAATTGTAATCTGCTGGATTGGTGCTGTCTGCCTTTGTGAAGTCACTATACGTGCCAATGTACTTTTTGCCATCGCCACCGGATACCGTGAACCCACTTCGACCGCTTACATCATTCGCCCAAGCGGTGTGGAAATAGCTTGTATGGCCATCAGCACCCTTTGCACCAGGAACACCATCAGCACCATCTTTGCCCTGAATAAGCGCCCACTTGCCGGCATAATCAGCAGGATTGTCACTTGGAACGGATGACTTGTTGCTGTAAACAACTGCCATGTACTTCTTTCCGGCTGGTAGTGCTGACATGTTAGTGCCTTTATCGTCATCGGCGTAACGAATCCATGGATAAAACTGAATGGCCTTGGGGATATTTTCAATCTTAACTGCTATGTCTTTGAGCGCTGAGTACAAGTTAGGCTGCTCATTTGCGTAATCTCCTAAAGTGAGCTTGGTATAATGACCAGCCCGGCTGCGTTCAACTGACAACACCTTTGCGGAAAGAAATAGATTCTGGTTCTCGTCAACAACGTGTACCGTTTGATTCAATGGCACATAGGGCGCATTTGCCAAATCAACTTCATAGTTGACATTTGGATGGTTATACTTCTTCAAGTCTGCCAAAGCTGCTTGCAATAACGTGGCTTGAGTAGTCGACTCAAACGTTTTAACCCGATTCCAGTCAGACTGTGTTGGGTTAGGGTTGCTGTTGCTTAACAAGCGTGAATACTTCTGTACGGCAATGGTATCGTGCAAGAATCCGTACTGGTCAAGTACAAATTGTCCGGTTGGATCAGTCCAACTATACCCAATCAAATTAATTGGATCGTTTGAACCGTCAGGTGTAGCACCATAGGCCTTCACTGAGGTTTCCATGTCGTAGATATCAACTGTCTTCACAATATTGTTGATGTCTTTGTTCATCTCAAAGGAAATTAAACTGTCGGAAGCTTCCTCGTGTCTGATATTGATAACACGTTTTACGGCAGTCGTACCTACAAAAACAAAGCCAAAGCTAAGCACTGCATCAAAATCTTTTGCAACTGATTTAATGCGGCTAAGTGAAGTGTGTTCATCTGTCCATGCAAGTGTTCTGACGTCTGTAGGAAATTCATTAATGCCGATCTCCCAGCCAGAATCATTTGTAAACCTGAGGATGTAATCAGCGATAGTATAGGCTTTGTCAGCAGTATAGGCACCCACCACTTCATTCATCAGATCGTTACCTGCATCCGTGCAAACGACTGTATGAATATGTGCTAATGTATCGTGTTTAACACTGGCAATGACCATTTGATGGCCATTGCCTTCTTCGTCCTGATATAAGACAAAATTGTTTTCAGCCGCCATTTCATCAATGGCCTGCTCTTGCTCAGTTTTAAACGGAATCGTCAAGGTTAGGGCAATCGCAGGCCTGTCATCGGTTGTTTTAACTTCACTGTCTGCGCTAACAAGCCATTCGCCTTTTCCGGTTGTACGTGCAACACCCATGATGTTGAATTTTCGGTCTGAGAAATAGTATTCCATTTATAGCCACGCCTCCTTCAAATCAACTTCACACTCAAATGGTTGTGACCAGCTTGATGGCATGAGCTGAATGATGGTATCTCCGGGCGGTAAAAGAAACTTGTCCCACTGGTTGCCTAATGTATGCAAGGTGCGATCTTCATTGCCATTGAAATAAGTTTTGGTATTAGCCACATCGATTGTAATTACATCACCATCGCTAAAGCGATTCTTAATATCTGTATACCAGCTTACGTTCTGCCATTTAACGGTAGACGCAATTAGATACATAGTCGACTCGCCCCATGTCTTGTCTCGCATAAACCACGCTGAAAATTGCTTAGTCTCGACACTAGCAGCGTCCGCAAAAGTGAATTGACGGTTAATAGTCGTTTCTCGTCCTCGATTGCCAACCCATGGTGACACTCTGAAAACAATTGAATTACCAAATTTCTGCAATTCTAGCTGAATGAACTTGTCATTAGTGAAGATATTGCGATCCAACTGTTCATTGACGACTAGTTGGTCTTTGTAGTAGCACATCCACCATATTTGGTCAGACAGTGCACTATTGTCTTTCAGTATCATCTGAAAGATTGGCTTGCCGTCACTTTCTAGCGTTGTTTCGAGCGCACCAACCTTTGAGACACCAGTTTGAAAACGTGTCATGACATCCCAAGTCAGATTGCTCTTAAAGTTACCGTTATGTGTCCGAGCAAGGTTGTGTTTGATTGAAGGCCCATTCCAATACTTGTGGTCGCCAGTAATGCTGGGCCAATTAGGCTCAACCTTCCAGCCATCGTACCTGTCCTCTGTCCAAATTGAATTGCCAATCTGTTCATTTGGCGTCCTATGATCACCACCCCAGTAAAGATTATTGGAAGCTGCTTGATTATCCATGTGCGAGCCTTTAACGGCTGCCAAATTCAAGGCCACTTCACTTTCTTCGCTGGTATAGCCATCAATTTCTTCGGGATTGCCAAATTGAAGCACACCACCTTGGCTATTGGCAAATCCTAGAAAGCCGTTATCAGCGTGCATAGTTGCCGTAATAACTGGCTCAACAGGATAAGTGCCACCATTGTGTACCGTGATGGTGTTGGTATAGTATTCAGGATCCGCTGGGTTAGGTGACCATGGAGAAGCAGTGGTGCCTATTTCAACCTTAATCCAGACTTCGATGGTGGCATTCAGATTTAACATTTCAACATCAATATTATTGGCTGTTCCCGTTAGCGAATGTTTGGTCATTGTCTTCGGTGCTGATGTATAAACACCATTTCCGGTAATAGGAATTGGGTTAATTAACCCTTTCCAGTTGCCGGTAGATAAACCGTCCTTTACATCAATATATGATTGAGGACGTGAGTCTATCTTTCCCTGATAATTAGTGACGATAACTTTGGCTACAGTAGTAATGGTCTTCCCTGACAAGTCTTCTGAAAGTTGCATATGAATGGGATATGCATCTTTTGATGTCGTGTTGGATCCACTGGCGTGTGAAGCAATGGCAAAATTCACTGGCACGTTCTTGTATGGCATGTTGTCAGCCGTCTTCGTGGCTACCGAGTGGGCAATGCCACCATCGGGACAGACGAAGCTGATTGAGATTGTCCCTGATCGAAAGCCTTCTGTGAAAGTAGGCTGACTGTCTACGATGGCTAGATAATATTTATCCGGCTCATCCCCAAAAATTAGTTGCTGTGGTTCGTCCGCATCAATAGCAGCGGCCAAGGAACGCCTCAGTGGTACCAAATCATCATTCATAACGATCCCAGTTACCACAATCGTCTTGACGTCCCGTGACATGTATTGCAACATCTGGCCATCGCTGATTCCGACCTTTTGCATTGTGTTGACGTGATTAGTTCCTACATCACGTTTGACCATCTGCACATACATCCACTGGGTAATATCTACTCCAGCGTATGTGATTTTCATGCCTGCTTGTTTCAATTAAACGGTTCCTCCTTTCCAATAAGCATTGAACCTGTCTGTTCTGTCGTTGTACTGCTTAACTTTTGGCGCAACTTTTGGATAAAACTGGTCGTCACCAACTTGCAGAACAAAGCTAAGTTTCGTGAGAAGATCAGCAATATTGTCCAACTTCTTTCCTAAATCATCGGTACTGCTACTTTCACTTTCAGCAACGGAACCATTACCCAAGTTGTGATTGATGTTGGTAACAGCCTGACCTAGTAGTTGCCAAGCGCGGCTTGTTTTAGTTAACGGCAAGATTGTTTCTGGGCCATCTTCGCCAACAAGCGCGTGGATTGGCCGTTTAATCAAGCCACCATTAGCGTAGCCTTCAGGGCCACTGACACGAGCAAAAGCAGAACTTCCAGAGCCGTAGATAGCCTTCATGTAGTGAATACCAGCAAGCAGATCGTCATAGCCGTTATAAACATCGTTGTGGCCGGGGAACTTAAACGCATTGAACGTTGGCCCAATGGTTTGTACAAGCCCCATTGAAGGTATGCCGGCTTTAGCGTTGCTATCCCACAAGTTAATTGCCCTAGGATTACCATTTGATTCACGCTGGATAACTCGCATCCATGCAGCAACTTGGTATGCCGAGGCATCAAATCCATTAGCCTTTAAAGCTTGAATAACATATGGCTTCCAACGTTGCACGCCTGAGCCACCGGGATTGGCCATGGAATCTTCTATTTTTTTAAGCTCTTTTTTGATCCAATTGCCAATTCCGTTATATGCATGTTTGAAAATGCCAACTCCTAAGTCTCCAAATGCTTTTACTGGAGATGAGCTAACAATCCCTTTTATACTGCTACTGATTAGATCAGTTACATGCTTAACCGGGTGAGCGATCCAATCTACAATTGCTTCGAACTTATCACCGATCCATTTGCCAACATCTTCAGCCTTATCGACTACCCACGAACTAGCGTCTTTAACGCCATCCCACACACTGCCGATGATGCCGCCTTGTGCAAAGCCGGGAATGCCATACATGTTAGCGATGGCCTTGCTTTCCCGCCCGTTATAAACACGGTCGCCAGTCTCAAGTGGAAGAATAGCGTTGCGCTTTTCAGCATATATCCACTGATTTGTGCGCTTCTTGTGGATCAATTCTTTGTAATGCTCGCTACCGTCATCGTTTACCATAGCCAATTGCGTACCATCTTTACCAACTTCGCCGCCCTGGGCAAAGTGTACGTATGATGGCAGACCAACTTTTTTAACACCGAAGAAGCCTAGAACACCATTGACTGCCGACAAGCCAGTACGAATAACTCTGACCACAAAGTTGATGCCGCTTTCCGCTGCCTTTTTAATACCATCCCAGATGCCGCTGAAGAAGCTACCAACGCCACCCCATACATCCGTCCAAACATTCTTAATACTCTTAATGACACTGCCAATTGTGTTAGACATGCCATGAATGATTGGCGTGAAGAATTTAACCATGCCGTTCCAAATGTTTCCAAAGAAACCAGAGATGGCACCCCATGCTGTATTCCAGACATTTTGAATAAACTTTAAAGTTACGCTGATGCCCTTTGAAAGGGTGTTTGATACATTGTTATAAATCTTAACGATGTCATTCCAAATATCTTTGAAGAAATTAGAAATTGCTTTCCAAATACTACCCCATACTTTTTTAACTGCATTTAAGAAATTCGTGACATTCTTGACTATCCAATTGGTAGAAGAAGATACAATCTTGACGATTGAATTCCACGTATTGGAAAAGAACTTAGAAATAGCTCCCCAAGTTTTATTCCATGCGTTTTGAACTCCTTTTGTTGTGCTGCTAATGTTTTTGCTGATTGTGTTTAATGGGGGCTTAACAAACTTTACTAAGCCATTCCAGACATCCTTAAAGGGCTTCTCTACTTTTCTCCATGCAAGTATGAAAAGCCCAGCAATAAATGCCGCAGGATATACAATTACCTTTTTAAGAATATCTAGTCCTGCTTTTGCAATTTTCACAATATTCTTCCAGATAGAAGACATTGTTTTGCTAATTGGATTCCAAACTTTAGACCACGCTGTTGAAAGTGACTTTCCCCAACCATTAACGGTCTTTAGAAAACCATTCCAACCTTTACCGACACCCTTCCAAAAATCATTCCATTCTTTTCGTGCCCGCTTATTAGCTGCTTCTTGCTGTTTATGCTGCTTTTTTTGAGCTGCATCAGTGGACTTGTTAATGCCATCCCACCATTTGACTACATTGTTAGTCATTTGACGAGCATCCCAGCCAAGACCACCTAGCCAACTATTAGCTGGCTTTTTCTTAGCATTCCAGCCATCAGTAAACTTCTTGGCGGCATCACCAGCCCATTTACCAGCTGTTTTGCCAATTGTTGCACCAACCGCTGCGCCTAATGGGCCACCAAAGAAAGCACCGATACCGCCGCCAATCAGTGTCCCGGCAGATTCACCAACAGCAGAAAACTTTTGGCCCACAGTGCCACCTTTAGAAAAGGCCTTTGTTAAATCCTTAATATCTGAAATGGCATCATAGGCAATTGTGATAGTCGCCATGCCTTTGCCAAGTGCACTGCTATTAAGCTTACTTAAATTCGTTTTTATCATGTCAGCGAATTTTGAGTTGGCTAAATTTTTAAGGCCAGAATACATACCTCCGATGGTTTTAGTGAATCCAGCAATTGCGGCAATCGGCAACGCTTTACCGGCCAAATTCAGAGCAATAAATCCGGCTGCTAAATCGCCAAAAAGTTTAGGGTGCTTATCCGCAAAATCTCCCAAAGACTTTAACAATGGGTTGAGCACCTTTAGACCTGACGTAAGCGCAACCCATGATATTTTAGCCATAGCTGATCCGGTGGTTGAAATCGTAGTGAAGAATGTCTTGATTTGACCAGCGTGGCTAGCAATTGATTGACTAACTTTTGTAACAGCATCCGAAAGCTTGTCCATCATTTTGTCCATTGCTTTAGGACCAGCGGATAGATCAAACGCTTTTGCAAACGCAGTTGTGATTGTGCTTAGGCCTTTGCTCATTGCTTGACCTAATTTGCCAAACTCTTTATCGGTATTTTTGTCCTGTGACCATCGACTGATAGCCCCAAGCACTGGGTTTTGAGCCGTTAAAAAAGGCTTTTCTATGTCGCCAATTAGCGCTGGGATGCGAGACTTGATAACCCGAGTCATACCGGGGATAGTTTGCATCAAGTTTTCTGACGCTTTGCTATATTTCTGCCCTAATTCTTCGATAACGTTAGTGGCGTCTTGAGCACTAATCTTGCCTGCACTCATCTGTGCACGAAGATCAGTCATAGTTAGCTGAGAATTATGTTGAACTTTCTTCTCATATTCCAGCATTGCATCGGCCATCATAGGAAACGCATCAGTCAACTGATTGAAGTCGCCAAGCTGGACAATAGATCCAGATAGTGTATGTGTGAAGTCAAGGCCGACCTGTTGAATACGGTCACTGGATAATCCAATCGCATCGCCCATTGTCAAAAAGGCGGAAGTTAAAGCTTCGGTTTTGGGTTGGTTATCAAAGACATGATAAAACTGCTGGTTTAGTTCGTTTACCAAATCAGTATCTTGACCAAACTTGACGGCAAGTTTGTTAGTCATGTCAACCATTGCTTGCCCTTTTTCAGCATTACCAGTTAAGGTTAGCCAAATGGCATTCATTTGATCTTGCTGCTTTTCGTATTGCATACCAGCAGCAGTTGCTTCTTCAATTTTTCCTTTTAGCGCTTGCCATCCGTTTGTAATGGCATTGGTGATTAAGCCGCCCTCAACAATTTTGCGAAGCAGACCCGGTGTCTTTTCGGCTTGCTTATTTGTTCCCGATATAGCTTCCTTAACTCTGTTGAAAACGGACGGATTAGCCTTGTCCATTTCAGCTTGCAAACCGGTCATAGAAGACTTGGCTTTTGCTAAACTGGTAGCCGTTTCATCAACACGCGTCTTCTGTGTACGCCATGCGTCTGAATCCTTGCCACTAGCACTGGCAATCTTGTCCAACTCAGCAGACTGTTTAGCCAGCTGCTCATTCAGATTGGCAATGGATGACTTATAGCCTTCCATTTTGGCCTTGTTGGCTTCTTGTTGTTTTCCCTCAGCCTCTAAGCGAGTCACATAAGCTTGGTTGGCACGTGCAGCTGCTGTGTACTCTTGCTTTAAGCCTGCCAACCCAGACTTTTGATAGTCCATGGCCTGTTTAGCACGGTCTTGCTGAGCTTGCATACTGGCAAGCTGCTTAGTGGCACCATCGATTTGTTGCTGATACTTTAAAAACTGTTGAGCAACATCGGCAGTATTACCCTTCAACTCAGCTTGTTTGGCTTTGAGAGCGTCAATCTTAGACTGCTGTGCTTCAATAGACTTACCCAAGCCATCATATTTAGCTTGAGCAGCGCCAACTGCATCGCCAGCAGATTTCATTTCGGCTTCTTGGGCCTTCCAAGCATTTTGACTTGAACGAACAACTGCTGTTAATGACTTGACGGATTCACTTGCCGACAATAGATCAAGGGCAATCTTGGTGCTCATTGTTGCGTTAATTTGTTGTGCCACTTTAATCACCCTTTCTCTTGGTATTGCTTCCACATAATTGCCGGATCAATTGGCCGGTCTTTCTTATCCTTGGCGGACATCATTTCCAGCATTTCAAAATAGTCGGCATCATCAAAATCCTGCATTGACCAGTGGAAATACATGACTGCTTGCTTTTTCATCAATCTAAAGTCTTGTAGCTGATTTTCAAGCTCATAAACTTTGACAGCTGGATTAATCTTTGCTTTTGCTGGCATCCTGCTTCTTGGCAGCTAAGTCAATATCCTCATCACTCATGCCCATCATGCGTTCAAAAGTGTAATTAACTACCTGAATAGTGTCGGCAAATTCTAGATCACCAAGTTTTTCCGTTTCTTGCTTGTTCAGGTTTAAAATGGTGATCAAAAAGTCGATTGCGTCATGTAACATATCGCGCTGCATCTTAATAATTTCTACTGGTTCCATATCGGCAATATCATCAGCCTTGGCCATCAGTAACTGTAAGTCGTACATCTTTTCCATGTTGCGATTACTGGTTTTAACTTCGTGTACACGATTGCCGAGTTGGCTAACTTTAATTTTCATCTGTAATACCATCCTTTGTATTTGATAAGGTCGCTGTGGTGAATCGGACACCACCAAGTTCACCAGAAAGCGACTTTTGAGCATAAAAAATAGCGCACGTTCGTGAGCCATTCATCAGTTGTTGCTATGAAATTGTGTCAGATTGCGTCTGTCAGCACCGGCTTATTTGCCTAATGAGGGCGACAGTACATATCCGCCAAAAACTTCTTTGTACATGTTGGCTTTATCAAACTTAGAATCAAGGTCGCTGTAAATCTTGTATGGCTGGTTTCCAAAGGCCACAGTAGAAAGTGCTGTGTAAGTCAAAGTGTCATCTACACGTTGTTCTGCTGCCGCATCAGTCTTAATGTCAGCTGCGGTTTCGGTCATGATGCCATCACCAAATCCATAGTAAACAAAGTGTAAACGGTCAATGGTTTGGGTGGTAATAAGCAAGGCCACATGAGCCTTCAAATTCTCATCCGTATAACCGCCCTTTTTATCACTGACAAAGCCTTTAATTTGCTGCTTGATTTTGTAATTCAAGTTGTTAATATCCAAAGCCACTGTTGGTTCTGAAGTACCAACCGTAACGTCTTGGACGTTGTTGTTGCCATAGATCTTAGCAATTGTACCTGCTAAGCCTGTAATGTTGGCCGTTTTAGTACCTAAATCTTTGTGATCGACAGTATAGACACCGTCTGTGCTTAAGCCTGTATCAGCGCCAGAAATTAGCTTTTGCTGTGCATCAACCAAAGCTAGCTGGATTTGATATAAACCTACTGTTGCCATTTGAATACCTCCTAAATATTCTTTGTTCTACTAAAATAAAATGTGTTAAAAAGTTGCTGTGTGTCTGGGTCTAGTGTACGTTGTCTAACCGCGGCTACCTGCCAATGTTGATGAGTAAAAGCCTTCATCATGGCTATCTCAATGGCCTCAGGATCAGAATCAAGCAATTTTGAGTACCAAATCTGTACTTCTACTTCCTGATTTAATGCCCAGAAATCGTTGTCACCATGGGCGGTAGGATCATTAGCAGCATCAGTAATCAAAACGACTGTTTTTTCCAGACTATCGACTAATTCTTGCGGCAAATTGTTGCCTTCAACTGCATCAATACTGGTAATCCCGGCTTGGCTAAGCATTGTTACTGCATCACTTACAGCGCTCATTTATCCCCACCACCATTTGCTTTGGCAATCATTGCCTGATATTTCTCGGCTTCAGCGGCAAATACAGCATCTTTGGCATCGTCACGGGCATTATCAACAAAATGGTCAGCACGAATATACTTGGTGCCATCATTTAAGAAGCGGGCAATGTGGGCTTTATTGTGGAACCCAACCGTTGAACTTCCATTATGGTCACCGTCAATATCTCCCGCAGCACTCCTGATGTCCTCGCTCAAGTGTCCATACTTACCGCCATCTCCCTTAGTATTTGGGTGTTTTTCTTTGGTGGTCTCTGCTAGCTTCTTAGCGTAAACATCAGCACCAGCCTTAGTAATCTTCTCTTGGTCGCTAATAGACAATTCGGCAGCCTTTGATACTTGCTTAAGCCATTGACCAAGTGCCTCATCCATGTCCACGGTTATGCCCCCTTAGTTGTTTTTACTAGGGTCAGATAGTCATAACGAATAGCATCGTTACTGTCGTCCGGGCTAATGTCTGAAATATCATACACAATACCATCAAGGCGTGCTTGTTTCTGACTAGCATTTCTAGGGTCGTGCCTGACAATAACTGTGATTGAATTATCCAAGCGTGTGCCCACAAGCGTGTACTGCTGGGTGAGTGTCCGCGTCTGCTGCTTGAAATGCAGACTATAATTCGGAACAAAGCTAGTGATATTAAGGCCAGCACCAGTCGTGTGTGATTTTGGAGAGCCGAGATCAACCTTGCGGCTGAAATCGGCTACTTTAAATTTAGCCATCAGTCCCACCAGCCTTTGCTGCTTGATCACGCTGAATCTTCCAACGAATGCTGTTGATCATGTAAGCATAGCTGGGTGGATAGGCCTTGCTTTGGTCAGACAACGTGCCTCGTGAGTAATACATGAAGTCCACCAATACACGTACAGCTTGGTTAAACAATGGGTATTTCCTATATATACCAACGTCAATCGTGTCATCAATGGCCCCAGTGATTGCTTCTTCTGCGGTACTGATCATATCGGCAAGCACCGAAGCATCCCCATTGGTATCAAGATTAAGGTATTGCTGCATGTCTTCCGGGGTAACTCCCTGGCCATCTGTCATATTCGGCCCTCCCTTAATAGCCGCCCGTCATTATCGGCGAATTGTTTATTTCTTAGGCGACTAATAATCGTATTACTTACCAAGAGCAGAACCAGGTACATCTGTATTGGTCACAAAATATCCGGCCTTGCTATCGGCCTTTTGGACGCCAAATCGGAACGCGGCACCAAGATATTTACCGTAGATCTTGCTGTCCTCCCATGCCAGAGTGACCTGCTGACGATCCGTAAACAGGACACCACGCTTCAAGTCACCAACGAATGCCTTTTGATCACCGGCAAGAGAGCCGAGAAGAGTATCACCAACAACATATACAGGCACACCAAGAATCGTGCCCTTTGCAGTACCATCGGTGATTGAATCGGACGCATCATGAAGCAAGTAACGCCCATTCTTATCTTTCAACGTATCAAGCGTATTGAACAAGGACTGAGTAACCACAAGCGCACGGCTATATGCTGGGTCAAGATCAACGTTAAGAATGTGCTTAAGGCTATCCACAAGAGTATCGGTGGTTGTTTTCTTGGCCGTGAATGACTGCAATACAGGCGCAATCATCGCGTTGTAGGTATTGACGGACTTTTCCTTAATAGATTGACCAACAAGCGCAGTCAAGTCCACTGCTGAATCGGCGATGGCTTCTTCTGAAAGCGGGATGGCACCGCGATACGTAGCGACTGACCAATCAACTTTATTGAACTCAGGCTCAGCAAGTTTGGGATTTTCGGCCAATTCTGCCACGCTAGAAAAACGATCGGTTGCCCGTTTCAAAATAGGGTACGTGCCCTTGGGAGTGGTAACTGGGGTCTTGGTAACCAAGGTAGACAGATCCACAACCGAATTTACTTCTGCGGTAGGGTCATAAATAATTTCTTCCGGAATCAGCACGCCTGCTTCAGTCGAAGTAACTTTACTGGTTGCATCAATCACCTTGCCATGGCTATGGATGAAGTCGTTGATAGCTTTCTTCTTGGCGTCAATTGGCTTTTTGGACAGGTCAGTGCCTTTCTTGCTGCCGTCATCTTTGGGCTCAGTCTTTGGTTCTGCCGGCTTTTCGGCCTCCAGTGCCTTAATCTGATCGTTAATAGCGTCCCGACGTGCCTTGGCAGCGGTTAAGTCATCCTTGATCTTTTGAAAATCGTCCACAGATGCATTTTCATCTTGTAATTTTGCGTTGAGCTGAGCGTTTAGGTCGGCGCACTTGGCACTAACATCGTTAAAAAGCGTTTGTAATTTGTCCATTATTGGACCTCCTTTTTGTCATAAAAAATAGCTAGCTTCTTGTTTAGCAGATCGTTCTGCTTTGGAAGTTGACTACGTAACTTGTTGTTTTCATCTTTCAGATTCTTAATTCGTTGAACTGCTTGATGTGGAATAATCGGGCCCACCGCATTTACAACCGGCGCGTCGAAGTCTAATTTCTCATCGGCTAGGCCCAGATTGATTGCATCGTCTGCGTCGAGCCAAGTTTCTTTGTCCATCAATGCCAAAAACTCATTGGCAGGCTTGCCCGTCTTTGCAGAGTACAGGCTTGCGATTGCACTGTCTGTAGTTTGCAGCATGCCAGAAGCAGCATCCATCTCATGAGAGTTTCCACTAGCATCACTTGATGCTCGATGAATCATCATCTTTGCCCCTGGAGCCATTTGAACCTTGTTAGCCCCCATAGCAACAATTGTTGCAGCAGAGTATGCGTTTGATACGATCTTTGCCGTTACATTGCCTTTATAATCGCGAAGCGCATTGCATACTTCTGTGGCTGGGTCAACTTCTCCGCCATCTGACGCGATTTCTAATACAACATCAGACCCGTCATTTGGAAGTGATTGAACAATATCGGATGGAGATGTTGCAGTCATTCCGAACCAATCACGATAAATAGGGGCAGAATCATCGCTTGTAATGTAGCCCTTAACAGGAATAATCACTTGTCATCACCTCCCTTCGTTTCGTTAGTAAGTGGTTTGAACTCCGGCAAGTTATCTGGCAAAAAACCAGATCGGGTGAGTATAAATTGTGCCTGTTCTGCACCTAACACCCCAGACTTAGCAAGATTTGATACCTGATTGATCAGTATTGAGTCGTCAACATCCAACATGTCTTTAATATCTAGCTCAAGGTCAGGTGCGTTCATCTTCAAGCGCAACTCATCCACGATTGGATTTACATATGAGTTTAAGTTTGCCAGATATGTTGCCTTGATTTGGTCAATGTTGGAATGTTGGCTTTCAGTCGATGTGCCACCACCCAAAATGTCGCTGGGTACGCCAAAGGCCTTGGAGATTTGGTCAGCAGAGTATGCTGAATTGTCAGCCAAGGCCTTAAATACATCCGTCTTCATTTCAAGCTGGGTGTAATCGAACCCATCGGGTAAAACCATCAAGCGACCGGAGTTATCACCGGTATTTGCCTTCTCGAACTCTTCACGTGCCGATTCTAAGTCTTTACCATCGCTTAAATAGTTGCTGATTGTAAGCTTTCCGGCAGGATTAATCTGATTTTCCATGGCACTCATGTTACTTTTAGAGGCCTTATCGTCCAAATTTAAGGCATTTTGCAGGCTTTCCAAAGGTGATCGGCCAATCAAATACCGATATTGTGGGTCTGGCATGAGCCTAAAATGCAGCATTTGGTCTTGCCTAAGCACCATTTTAGGACGATCATTGCTCTCCAAAACCGTATAAACAATGCCCATATTGCCTGGTAAATAGTTAATTTGGACGTCAGAGTTAGGAATATGCTCCAGATTCTGCCCAACTAACGGGATATAGTCATTGCCTGACAAACAAAGTTGCATCAACGCACCTTGCCAAAAAGAAAACCGGCCTATCAAGCTGCTAGGGCTCTCAAGTCGGTTCAATGTCGCAGTATTTTCAGTTTTGAAGTGTGCCGAGGAAACATCGCTCGCAATACGGTTGATCACACTATAAACATTAGTGTTCTGCAAAGCAGACAGCGCTGAAACATAAGACAGCTGCATGCCGCCAACCGTGGTCGTGAAAAAAGCAGGATTGCTCGGATAGACCATATTTTTGGCATTGCGTTTGCTGAAATTTTTAGGGGTTAGAAGTCCCATTTAGCTTCACCCCCTTTCTTTGTCCAAAATATAAGCAGCTAAGCACGTCTCAACACCTGCAACTAGATAGCCAATTACAATATTAAAGGTGAATGCCGCCAATGCAATCAGTGCTAAGCCAATGACGAACAGCATCACTGTGCCCCAATTGCTAAATAAATTGCTAATAATCTTTGCCATTATTTACCACCTCCAAACATTGCCTTGAAAAAGTCACGTTTTCCCTGCGTGTCCAAATCATTCAGCGGGTTGTATCCCTCGTCATGATAGTTTTCGAAGTAGAATTTTGCCTGCGCATGGGCATTAATAAGCGCATCAGTCGTATCAATGTGATCACTCGTGCGATTTTGACGGTCAATCTTGACCGAACCGCCGCGATCTTCTACCAACACAGCGTTGTTCAGCCCATCAATCAGTAGCGGATCGTTCAGCATCGAAATGTTGCCATTAATAAACAAATTCTGAAAGTCTTTAGTAGGCTCATTCAATTTGAACGATGTAGGAGGCAAAGGAAACCATTGCCACTGCGGCTGATAATGCTCCAGTTTCTTTTCTAGCCATTCACCATGGTTTGGATCAGCAATAATGAATTTTACTTTTAGCCGATGTTGATTAACATAATCAACCAGCCACTGGTAAACCTGATCGGTGTTAATTACGCCTGATGCAAGATTGGTGATGTCAACGAAGCCTTCATCTTGCAATTTAAGGTAATCTAATCCGTCCTGTTTCGACTTGGCTTCAATGGTTTTTGCCTGTGCGAAGGGAATAAAGCTGTGCTGCTGAACATGAAACATGTGTTTGTCATGATCAGTGTACGGATAAATGAAGCCAAAAGATGTATTATCATTTGTCTGTGATCCGTCAAATCCGATGAACACATCACGTCCATTCACATCGAAACGGTCGATAATACTGCGCTGAATGTTGTCTAGGGACAAATAGCTGTTTTGAAATCGCCGGCTCCACAGATTTAGTGACTTATTTACGAAGGTTTCAAGTGTTCCCTCACGTTCGTTGTCGTTGCGATCTTGATTAAGAGCATTTTGAAGGTTGTCACGCTTGCTTTTAGGCAGCTCAAGCAGATTAGGATTAGATTTTGCCCATGTTTCGGGTTCAAATACCTCATCCTCCGAGTCCTGAGAATAAATTACTTGAAACACGTTGTCAGCGTCTCGAACGGCGTCATGCTCAATGGCAGCCCTAGTTACGTCTTCATCATTCTTAAACTTGACCTTGATATCAGGATAAGCTGTTGAAATCTTGACAAACATTCGGTTCTTAATGCCATTTTGCCCGGATGTAATCTGCTTCAGGGTCTCATTCAGTGCTGGTCTCAAGTTACCAATTTCATCATAAACAGCGATTGCATTGTGAAAACTATCAAAGCCACCGCCCTGTGAGGTACCTTTTCGGATCGTGTTCTTAGTGTTTTTTGCAATAACTTGCGTGGTTTGAGCTTCCACGCCTCGCTCTCTAGCATCATCTGCAAATTCCGGCAGGGATAAAATTGTCTTCGCCTGCAAAGACACGTCATTGAATAGCTTGGTTGCATGTTCGCTATCGTAACTGGCCACTAGCAAGTCCTGTGATGTCGCATTCCAGCACACTACAAAGTAGTAGAAATTGATCAGGATAGAAGCAAGCCAAGTCTTGCCCTGTTGGCGAGCAATAGATATGTTGGAAGTTGTGAATCGAGTACCGTTGTCAACGGTTCGCCAACCAATCAAGCTATCAAGGATAAATGATTGCCATTTGAATGGCTGAATTTTCTTTGAAGTATCGTCTGGATTAGGAAGCAACCGTGAAAAGTATTCAATTGCGTTGACCATGTCTGAGCTGTATTGGTAGGGAAAATCATCATTGCCAATTCTAAGTAAATCGTTTAAGTGCCGAATACATGCCAGCTGAACGTCTCTACCAGTCATGTACTTATCCGTAAACATCACGTCATAAGCGTACCTTGTCCCTGGATCGTGGTACTTATCTAGCAACTTTTGATAGTCCGATTGGTATGGCTTTACGCAGCTACAGATATCACGCACACCGGTAAAATCAAACGTCTGCACCAAATCCAACCTCCTTCAATGGACTATTTTGCTTAGGCTTTTCTGGCTCTTCGACAATGATCTGGCGTAGTCCAGAATCAAATGTAAGGCCTAAATCATGTCCTAACGACTTCATGTTCTTCACACAAGAGTCCATTTGAACAGCTCCCGGAGAGCGCTTCACCGCAACATCGTCGTTGTCATAAATCCACAGCCCTTGTTTTTCGATTAGCCGCTCAGACTTAATGTAAATAGAGTAATAACGGCAATACAATTCAAGCGCTGGCTGGTCAATCTTTTTGAGAAAGCCAATTTTCTTTATTTCCGGAACAATCGCCTTCCAAAGACGCGATGCTTCATCATCAAGATGAGCTGGCGGTGTGTTCTGGATCTCCTTAAGATCATCGTCATCAGCTGTCACGGTATTTGAACTTTTTGAGTGCAATACTGTCAATTTTGGTTGATTTTCAGGCAAAAAACACACCTCCTTTCAGCATCAGAAACCGCTATTTATTGGGATTCAAGTCTAAAAAGTCGAAATTTTTCAAAAAATGGGTTTTCGGCAAATGGACA